TGCATTTATGGCAATATATAGATATGGAATCAACTATTAAAACACCAGTACAACTAGCCATTGCTGAGTTCGGTGGTGTTCGAGCATTAGCTAGGGCAATACATCGTGACCCAGCATCAGTATCTAAATGGCAAAAGGGAGATGGCACTATACCAACATCTATCCAACGTAAGCTGCTTGAAACGGCCTGGGATAGGGGTATAGAACTATCAGCCCATGAACTCATCTTTGGCAGAGAATGAAAAAATCTAAATTTTACAACAGGTCTATTTGTGGTGAAATAATACCAGAAGGTGCAATGTGGTTTAACCAAAATAACCCAGATAAAATAAAAATATTCAAAAACGGAGAATGGGTAGATACAGATCCGTTTGAAGACTTAGAAGAAAGGAAAGTAAAGGAATGAACTGTTATTGGTGCGATGCTGACCTAATACCCAGTGGAGACATAGACATAGATGAGTCAATGCCACATTATCCTGAGTATTCAGTAATGACTAATTTATCTTGCCCCAGATGCTTTTCGCAGGTGGAAGTATTAAAAAAAAGAGATGCTTACGATTAATTGATATTTGACAGGTGTTGCAGTATGTGCTACACTTAATTACGAAGGTGTTCTACCTTCAATTGTCGTTTACTAATTTCTATTAACAAACACAAATGAATTTAACAGAAAATGAAAAGCTTGTTTTAAACAGCAAGACTTGTCATCCAACAGGATTACATTACATGAGGAGAAATCCTCATCCTAAAAAGGAAGACCATGGTGATTGTGGAGTTAGAGCTATCACTCTAGCTACTGGCACTGATTACTCACGAGTAAAATTTTATGCCGACAGATGGATTCAAGAGAATGACTATGAGTACTCTGAACCATGCTGGGGTTACAGAACCAGATACAAAACTTCCTACGGTGGCATGACCGCAGGTGATATGACTTCTATCATTCATGACATAGGTAGAAGCTTTAACACAGACCTTAGACGTTGGAGTTACCACGGACTAACTACTAAATTTCATTTAGATAAATTACCAAGTGTTTGCATTGTTGAGCAATGTCAACATTTTGTAGCAGTTGCTCATGGTGCTATTTGGGATAGCTGGGATAGCAGAGGTAAGACCAAAAAATTAAAAGAGGTGCATGGCATCTGGTGTCATGACAATGTATGGGATAACTTTGTTAGCGACAGATACAAATGACAGATACCCAGAAACTTAAAAGGTTGGCCTTCTTGGCTAACCTTCCTTATTGCGATCACACATCAGAGGATTGGGAAGAAGAACTCAGACTCGAATGTGAATTACAAGACCACCCTCAGTACATCTCTTTTTTAAATCCATGACCAAATACGAAGTAGTAGAAAAAAAGGTTATTCATCACACTTTTGTTGTTGAAGCAGACAGTGTACTTGAAGCAGCCCAAATAGTTCAGAGACATAACTCTGCTATGAACAAAACACCTTGGGAAAAAGTGACCACACACGTTGGTGAACCTGAGATTCAACACATCATGGAGGTTTGATTATGGATAGATCAAAACTTTATGAATGGTTGCTTGAAAAAGAATGTCCATTTGAATGGGATGTTGATGAGCAATCAAGTGACCTAGAAAAAGTTGCTCTTATTTTTTCAGAAAATGACTAAAACAACATCACAAAGTGCCAAGGTTCTGTATCACTTACAGAACTACGGCTCACTAACTGCCATCCAAGCTCTTGAGCTTTTCAATTGCTTTAGACTTGCTGCCAGAATAAATGATCTTAAGGAAGCAGGGCATGACATTCAAACAGAAATGGTAAGACAAAAAAACGGCAAAAAGATTGCTGTTTATTCAATTCCAAAAACCGAAAACCAAGGAGAACTATTTTAATGACTGTAAAAGAAATTCCAATTACCAACAAACAAGATTGGTTAGAAAACAGATTGCTTGATGTAACTTCTACTGAAGTATCAGCATTGTTTGATGTAAACCCATACCAAACTGAGTTTGAACTATACAACCAGAAAAAAGATAAGGTTGTAATCAACTTAGAAGACAATGAGCGTATGGCCTGGGGTCGCAGACTTGAGGATTCTATAGCTCAAGGTTGTGCCGAATCTCAAGGATGGCAAGTCCAACCTTTTGATGTATACATGAGCGATACAGAAACAAGAATGGGTAGCTCGTTTGATTACAAAATTACTAGCAGTGACGAGCTAGGAATTATGGAAGTCAAAAATGTTGACTCAATGGTTTATCGCACGAAGTGGATTGACGATGGCAATGGCCATATCGAAGCACCACCACATATAGAAATGCAATTGCAGCATCAACTTCACGTCAGTGGATTAAGTTGGGGATGCATAGTTGCATTGGTCGGTGGTAATACACAAAAGCTTATTGTCAGAGCAAGAAACAAAGAAGTTGGTGAGATGCTTGAAGCAAAAGTAAAAGAGTTTTGGGGAAAAGTTAAAACAGGTACGCCACCTGATATTGATTATCTCAGAGATTCTAATTACATCATCAAGAGTTTATGCAATCAGGCAGACGCAGGTGTAATCCTTGCAGCCGATGAAGACATGGATACATTAATTGATGATTACTATGCCATCAACAAAGAGTACGTTTTACTTGGTAAAACAAGAGATTCAATAAAAGCACAAATTTTAGAAAGAAGTCAAAATGCATCCAAGATTGTTTCTAAATACGGAACAGTTAATTGCGGAATGACAAAAGGTAGTCAAGGTAAATACATTACCCAAGACATGGTTGGTACATACATCAACCCACGCAA